GTCTGCATGTAGAATAGATTTCCAGAGCCGATTTCAGGCTTGATTTGAAGCCTTGGTATATTTCTCCATGTTGAAGTAGTTCGTGCCTTAAAATTAAAATCGCATCAGTAATTGATTGAGAACTGGTGTTTTTATTCACTGTCGTTAAGCTCATACTCGCAGCCCCTTTCCTGTGCATTGCAGTACACCAGAAGATGCTCTGCGATTTCCTGAAGCTGAACTGGATCATACTTTGGAATCGCAACCATTTTGCCTTCAAGCATTGGGGAAAGCGCCGCGAATACCGGTGCGTCCGTAACAATCGTTGCTTTTATCAACATAGCTGCTACGTCAACTGGTTCTGACGGTAACAGCTCATAGATTCCTTTTTCTTTATTCATGCCTCTTTTACCTCTCCAAAATATTCTTTGTATAACTCATAGTCATTTCTTCCAATCAGGTCTTTAACCTTGTATTTTTGCTCTATTCGAAGATCACTGTATGTGTAAATGGTTTTTGTGGCCTGTATACGATAATCGCCGACGTCAGTGATTCCGCTTTCAGTCTCGATTTTTTCTTTAGCTGAAAACCAGTTTCCGTTCGGGGTTAAGAAGTAAGCTCTTTGCACTGCTCTTCCGAGTGCGACATATTCCAAACTAGCTTCGTCCGTAAAAACCTTTTTCGCCGATTCTGTATCGTACAATCTTCCGTCCTCCAGAACAGCTTTCTTGTGATGATACTCGTACGAGCAGTCATGAGCTAAAGGCTTTTCAAGTGGATGGCATTCAGAAGACCTTTTTTGTTTTTTAAAAAATTTTTCGAGCATCGCCTTTTACCTACCTCTTTCGAAAATACTGTGTCAAGGCTTCACGGGTGATCTGTGACACGCTTTTGCCGGTTCGGTTCTTTTCAGCTATAAGTCTTTGCTCCAATTGGTACGGTAACCGGATACGAATGGATTCGCCTTGTGGATTATTCTTTTTCATAGGATGTATCCTCAACTTACTATTTCCACTGGATAACCTAGCTTTTCTTCAAGCTCAGCTACCGTTATTTTACGTGGCTTATTTAATTTGATTTTCACATCTTGCACCGCACCATCTTTGTTTTTAGCAATCCCGCGCCCAGTGTATATGTCAGCTTCTTCATTAGCGTATACACTGAGATGATTGTATCCATATGTACGGCACCACCTAGCAGCCAAATCAGAAATTTTCATCAATTCTTCCAACTCATTCCCGAATAGATGTGAATACAATATAGCTCGATCATACATTTCCTGTGTTACTGCTGACAGAGCAATCACGCTTTTATACGGACTTCCGATAAAACGGAAAAATCTGCATGATTCCATTACTTTTTCGCCTTTTGGAAGTGCAAAGCCTTGAGAAATTGCCATCTTAAGAAGCTTCGCTGATTCAACATCGCTTTCTGTGATAACACACTTATTTGTAAAGTCTATCATTACTGTTCCCCTCCCAACATTTTATATAGTGTTCCTCTTGACACTCCCATGATTTCGGCAAACTGAACTTTGGTGATTTCCCCAGCCTGCCATCTTTGCTTTGTTTTCTCGAAGAGTTCTTTGTCTACCTCTTTTTTTGCTCGTCCTTTATACTTGCCCTGAGCTTTCGCGATTGCGATACCCTCTTTCTGACGCTGGCGGATACTTTCTCGTTCTCTTTGTGCCACGTATGAAAAGACCTGTAAAACGATGTCTGCGATTAATTTTCCAGTCAAGTCTCTATTCCGCGTAGTATCAAGTAATGGCATATCTTGTACAATAATGTCTGCTCCAATCTCTTTAGTGATTTTTCTCCATTCTTCTGTAATCTCATCGTAGTTTCTGCCAAGTCGGTCAATCGAATGGACTACCAGTACGTCACCTTTTTGAAGGGAAGCGATCATCTTCTGATATTCAGGACGGTTGAAATCCTTGCCGGACTTCTTGTCCATATAAATTTTATCAACGCCTTCTTCTCTCAATGCCTCCATCTGCCTCGCTTCGTTCTGCTCTACTGTCGATACTCTTGCATATCCAATTTTCATGTATAATCCCTCCCGTTTATTTATGAGTCAATTATACATCTAATTGATTATATTTGCAAGTAGTTCATACACATTTATGAGTATTTTTTATTGACTATTGAAACGTTTTTGATTATGATAATGTTAATAGGAGGTATTTATATGGTTTCTGATAAGATAAAGCAAATAATGAAGATGAAAAAAGTAACCAGTGTTCAATTAGCTCAGCACCTTGGGATGCTCCCGCAATCACTTGCAAATAAATTTTCAAGAGGAAGCATATCCGCAGATGAACTAATCCAGATTCTTGATTTTCTGGAATGTCAATTGATAATTGAGCCAAAACCAGATGTATCAATCAAACTGACCACTGATGATCTCAAAAGGGAACCGTAATGGTTCTCTTTTTTATTGTCCTAATTGTCCATCCCTGTCTGTGATGAAATTGCAGCTAAAGTTTATTCTGCTCATATTTAAACTCTCCGCAGCGGAGAAATCAGGAGCTGCACCCGATTCGTCAATCACAATCTTTTACTGTGTATGATCGTTAGTATCATTACAATTCTTATTCCCAAATTCTGCATCATTTCATTCATTCTTTATACCTGCCTTTCTTGGTATTGCCTTATTTTGTGCTGGCAGAGAAACCGTTAAGGCTTACGGCTTGTCGTGTTGCAACCACTATCTCTGCCATGTGAAAAGGGCCTTTTTGTTGTTTTATTTGCTTTGGGGAATCACCCGGCTCCTGGCGGCTTTCCCTCCAAGGGGGTCCCCGTCTCATCCGTACGCTATCCGGTCAGCCCGCCGCCCCATGGGACCCGCTGCACCGGATCACGCTGTTGTTGTTCGGCCTTCGGCAGTAGTCAGAGGATGTTACCGCCGCTTTTCGTTCGTCATATTGCACAAATTTTCTCGTGTTGTTCATTGTACATTTTAAGTACACCCTATTTATACATTACAACAAACTATATATTGTGTTTCTATCTTGCTTGATACAATATATTGTGTTTTTGCTGCTTTCGTGTTCACAGCTTCGGCCGCTCCATCTCCGGTAGCTCCAGCGCATCCTTGTACTTGTCCGCGATCTGCTGCGCTGACTGCTGCGGGATGCCGTTTTGCTGCCCTGCTGGGATCGGTGCTGTTTCTGCCATGCCGTATGCAACTTTGCAAGCAAAAATCAAATTTGCGTTTGTTCCGGCCTGATTATGCAGCTTATCAAGGGCGAAACCCGCACATATTTCTTTCCATTTTTTCACCGTTATGCCATGTGCTGAGGTGGTTCTATAGTCTCCATTTGCCCAATCGCTAAACGTCATGTTATTAATTCCAACTAATATCCCAAACATCTGTAAAGTAGGCGATATACCGTATCTACCGCAAATACGAATATATATATTAAATATCTTGTCTAATAGCTCTATATCATCATTACTAGGTTTTTCTATACGATCTGAGATATAGAAAAACATATCTATTCTGTTATCTGCTATATCTTTTTTATACTTTTCTACGCTGTCGTAATCCTCTTGGTGTATGCATAATACAGTGCTAATATACTCATCTACTAATTGCCATATTCTGTTTTCGTATACTTCAA